TGCGTTAGTGTTGAACGATGATCGGAAAACACCTGCTTGTTCCAGAAGTCTCCAGATTAATCTGCGACCCCTCTTGCTGCTCATGAGCCATTTAATATCCGACTCTTCATTTTGGCGGTCAATTCTTTCCTCAGACTTTTTATTGTCTTTGGTTTTTTGTTGACCTTTTAAATCGAGAGGATTGTATTCACTCATGCTCTAATATATCTAGTCATAACTGTGTTACGGTCACACCTAACCATACAGTTTCTTGACTTTCTCTTCGTCAGACGTACCTGCGTCAGCCTTTATTACTGAGTAATGGTAACCACCATACTCATTATCTAGTTTGTTTTTCTTATTAACAGCACGAGATCTTGTACCATAAGTTCCCATTAACTTCTGTGTTCCGTGTTCTCTTACTTCCCAAGGCATTAGCTTCCTCCTATGCTAAATAAGTTGAAGTATTGGCAACACCTGTTGCCTTTGATGCAGGTTTTGGCTTACTTTCGTACAATCCTTTAGCCTGATCTCTACTTTTGTCAAAAGGTTCTATGCCCATTGCAGTTATTTGTAGCTCCACATTCTGCTCAACACCATCCTTCTCTTTACTCTCCCTAACAGTCTTGACATAAGTAATAGCCTTAATCATCATTTCACTACCAGCTTCTGGTAATTTCTCTATCCCTAACTTTTCTAGCTCTTCCCTTCCTAGATTTATACACAAACCATAGCTATACATAGGTTCGTCATACATTTCGTTGCTGTCGATGGGCTGTGGGTCTTTTTTTAGATCAATTAAATCCATTTGTTATACCTCTAATGGTGATGGTGAGTTGTAACCGCTAAATTGATTCATCATATCCATAGCATTACTTGCGTCTACTTTACCTAACTTCGACATATTTTCAGCAGCTTGATTATGCGCTTCCTGTCGGGCTGCTGCTTCTTGTGCTTGCGCTCTTGCCTGACGTATCTTTGCTACTTGTGGCCCTGCAACTATTAACGATGGGTCAACTCCTAACATATCAGCATATCCATCTGCCCATGCATCAGAATCAAACTTATCAAGTACATCAGGTTTCATTTGAGCAACCATTCCCATGCTGTTTACATACCTATCAACACTATTTGTACCAATTGCACGTTGCGCTTGTGCCAACATAGATACAAATTCAACGTTTAATTCAGTGCCTTGCAACTCTTCTGGGGCAGGTGGTACTAAACCAGCCTCTACCATCCTGTTAAAAGTGTTATCAATCAATGGATCTAGCAATTCATTATGTAATCTCTCTAATACTGGGCCTAACATTAATAGTTTTTCCTCATGACGTTCTGCTACTTCCGTTGCAGTCATCCTTGTATCAGTAGCATTAGCCAACATAAGAAACAAATCAGCATAAAAACTACCATTGATACGTCCACGAACATCTTGTATGTCCATTAACAAGTGTTGAAGGTTTAGATTTACATTAAATGCTGTCTCGATTTTGCCTTGCGCTCCATCAATAAACGTAACCCCACCCGGTAAACTATCCACATCTCTATTCTTCATGTAGCTAGGTACTTGCAATGGTGGTTTTGTTTGGTAATCAATGCCTTGTGCCTTACGCAATTGTTCATGTTGCAACTGTTTTATGTCACCAAGTGCTTCCATTCCCGGTGAATTTCCATAAACATCACCACCAGATACACTCCATCTAGGAATAACAGCAGGGAATTCTCTAAATCCGCTTTCCCTTAACACCTGCTCACCATCACTACCTGTCTCAAAGTAACAAGACTTGTATGCCATGTTCATATTGTCTTTTTTCTTGTAGTCACGCTCCCTATCGTCCCTTGGTTCTATCGCATGAACTATCGTAACCCACTGATCTAATGAACCTCTGTCAAACAGATTCTTAACGGACGTTGAACACTTGTTATATCCAAACTCTCTTACTACTTCCCCCACTGTTTTCTGAAACTCTCTATACAAAGTATTCACTCTGCCCTGATAATCTGTAGCTATTGCATATTCTCCAACAGTTACAGGATAATGATGTATAGCGTTTTTGCTATCGGGGAGGACAATAGAGCCAGCCGTGCCAAATGCTCCCAGTTCTTCATATATTCCATGTAATGTTCGGTAGGTATTAGACTTTTGAAACACTAATTGCATACGTTCAGTAACGTCATGTAGCCATAGTTTTACAGGTGCATAATCATTTAACTCTGGATCTGCTGTTCCAAGTCTAAACCAAGGTCTTGCAGGGGATGTCGCACCTGCCATCATGCCAGCACCTAAAGTTCTTAACGCTCTTGTACCAGTATTGTCATATATCGAGTTATGTCTTCTATGTCCTTTGTTCCTATCTTGCTGAAAATAACGTCCGTTCCTCGGTAATAAATATGTCGTGACTTCTTGCCAATGTGACCACCACGTTGCCCTTTCAGACCTAAGATGCCCCCACCTTGTTAATAATTTATCTTTTTTGGTTTTCATTAGCTTCCTAATAAAGTATTGCCACCTAAATTCAACATTGATGGATCTACTCCAACTTGACCTGTTAATAAACTCCCACCACCTCCTCCTTTTTTACCTTTACCAGTTAATACTGTTGAAGCAACACCTTGCGTTGCAGCTTCCTGACTTCTACTTACAATTGCTGCTACTTCTGGTTGCTTTTGGTTTGCTTGGTTGTATGCAACCTCAGCACGTTCTTCTTCTGCTTTTGCTGTCTCCAGAGCCTGTTCATTAGCTTTTTCCTGTTGTGCTAATGCTGCCTGTTGCGCTTTCTTTTGTTGATTGGCTGCTTTGTTAGCTGTATAAACGGTTGCTGCTGTAGCACCTACAATTGCTGTAACTACCATAATTAAATTTCCTTAGAATACATGATTTCTTGTACACCATATTTTAGTTTCGGTAGCAACTTATCTAAAGCGGTGTTTTCTTTAGCGTGCCATAACATTAGTTTACAGCCCTCAGATCTGGCATGATCCTCTGTAACTTTCAACAAACGTAAACCTAATCGTCCACCCCGAAATTCTTTTTTGACAAACAAAATGTCATTCTGGGCAATTCTTAGATCTGCATAATGCAAGTGATGCATCATTATGTTCATAGAATAGCCAATACATACATCGCCCTGCATTGCTACATAGATGAATAACCAACCTGTCGCATCAAGTGCTTCATACAGCTTGTAGTTTGGCTTTAGCTTCATTATCTGTTTGTTGCGAGCAATCTCTTCGTAATGCTCTTCAAATAATGGGTCTGCTAAAACCTTAAATTCATCGTAGGTGCAGAGTCTGATTTCTGTTTTAGGTACTCTACTTTCGTTAACAGTAGCTTTACTGTCAGGAGTTACGGTCACACTGGGCATAAAGGATATTTAGTTACACAATCAAATATTATATGCACTCTGTCAGTCATGCCAACATTATCTGCTGTGTGCAGTTTCTTATGGTTAAACCACCAGACTTCGCCTACCTCAAACTTTTGTTGCTGATCTCCGCAAGTTTGGCTACACCATTGATTACTTCGCAACACTAAATGAAACCTTGAGTAGTGATCTGCATACGTTCCCTGATCGTTATGTTTAGTTACATGGCCACTAGGCTTGAGGTTAACAATAAGAACCCTACCCATGTCTTCAACTCCTAGCTGCTTCAGTAAGGGTTGCATCAACGGTACTAAAGCTGGCTTCAAGTACTCCATACAGGGGTAGTCATAACTTCCTGTATCCCATAAAACGTAGTATTGGCTCATCTTTAATGGCCCTCTAACATATATCGACTCTGTGTCTTTATGAGGTGATCCAGTGAATTTCTGTCGTGCTGTTATTTCCTTCCATAACTCAGGTTTATCGTCTAACAATTGGAGCAATGGCTCTACGTCTAGACCTTCTGCTATCCGAATGAAGTTAGACTTCTCTGTAAGGGTCATAATCCACCTGTTGAGTAGCTTCTTTACGTCTTTTGATATAGATATCTTCTGGAATCTTCTTAGCTACTGGCAGCGCAAAGGTTAATGCTAGTGCATCAGCTAGATCTGGTGACCCTGCTCCCTGCAATCTCTTCTTGATCTGATCCTTAGACTCTAATACTCTTCTACCTACGTTGTCGTACCAATAAATGGGAGTAGCTAACTCTTGTTTAAGTGCTGTGTCATTAGGGATCGCTCCACCTTCTTCTATCCATTGTTTCATTAACCACCACATCTCAGTTCTACGGTTGATATATAGCTCTGGTTTCATGGCTTTCCCACCAAATGGAACTTCGATAACGTCATATGAAAGTTGTCGTAACCTATCAATGACTCCACTCCCTGCACCTGCATCACAAAAGACAGCATCAGGATTATGTTCCTCGATTAGGTTGGCTACTCTTGCTGCTAGTTCCATGTTGTCTATACCTCGGTAGACGATAGGCTTGAAACCTTGTCTTCCTTGTCTTCTGAACACTACAGAACGGTCATCTCCGAATCTTGCTGGATCAATACCAAGGATTATTGGTGCAAGCTTGACATGGTCTTGTTGATATACACGTTTGGCTGCATCTTCGGTATCTGCTAATGCTATTAACTGATCATCACCTTGGGCTGAGAAGTCGCATAGATATTCCCTAGCGAATGAAGTCTCACTCATATCACGCTTAAGACGAGTTACTTCATCAGGATGTAATGAATCCGTATCGAAGACTGTGTACCTTGATGCCGTCCATCCCTCCTCGTCTACAGCTTTGTAATACAACTCAGAAAACAAGTTGATCCCAGAAGGAGTTCCAATAAAAATAGACCAGCCTAATCTATCTGAAAGGGCTGGCTGGACTATGTCTGTCCATAGTTCGTTCTTCAACTGAGCCACCTCGTCCATGACTATGCCATCAAGTCGCAACCCTCGCATGGCATCAGGATTGTCTCCACCAAACAATCTGATAATCGCTCCATTATGTTTAAACCTGACCGATAGCTCACCCTCGTTGATGTCGATTACAGACGTTCTACGCAATGGTTCTATCTTTTGCTTCAACCTAGCCCATGCAATTGCTTTTGCCTGTCTTAGGAACGGTGCAATGTACACAAACATGGCTAGCTCTTTGTCTGTCTTCATGGCCTTGTCTATTAGCTCCATGATCGCCAGTTCTGTCTTGCCTGATCGCCTGTGCAATGCGTAAACGCTAAACCTTTGTTTCTTTATATGGCATTCTCTCTGCCAAGTTCTAGGTGTGTAATCTAGCTTGATCAACGGTTGTCTCACACTTGTGGAACGCCTGTTGAAATAGTCAAGTTAATATCTCCCTTTGCATCAACACCAACACGATCTCCATAACGCTGCGGAAACCACTTGGACAATAGTTTCAATGCAACATCGCTTTTGGCCTTCTGGAGAGCCACCCAACCCGGATCTATGCGTGGATTATCTCCTCCAATCATCTCAGGAGTTTCGCTCATAATTTCCATAATAGAATCCGCAATCATATCTGATCCAACCTCACGCGCGCGCACGAAGCGTTCATTAAATTCTTTATCTTTATTCAACCAATTGTAAATAGTAGTAAAAGCAGGTTTACCTTTTTG